TCTGTAAAACTTACGGGTTAAAAGATGCAGATTTAGAATTATTAATTTATTTAGATTGTAAAGGAAGATTTACACGAAAAGATTTTATGGATGGAGTTTATACATATTCATGGGATAAAAATAGATGGGAGAGATTAAGAAGAGATGGTTGGATAGAAACGTGGAGACATAGAAATAGAACAACTATTATGTATTCAGTATTTAAAACATCTTTTAAATGCTCTCAGATGATAACAAGAATATACAGAATACTTTTAGGTGAAGAAGATCTACCTACATCAGAAAGAAGTATTTTTTTTAATAACAAATCATATACAGATAAAGTTTATAACAAAGCTATAGATGATATGATTAAAGATATAGATAGATAATGGGGTTTAAACTAGGTAAAAGAGCTGGCTCAAATATGAGTAGCGGTCAAATAAAATCTAAAATGCGCTTCGGTCAAGAAGCTGGAGATGCTAATGCATCTGTACCTGGTACACCTGTTATAAGAAAACCATTAGCAGAAGGAATACTTGGTGAAGCTAATATAGATGGTAGTATATATATTAGCGATAAAATAATACCTGGTAGTCACGAAGAAAGACAAGTTATAAATCACGAAATGAAACATGCTACTGATATGAAAATAGGTAAACTAGCATACGGTGATGACTTTGTAATGTACAATGGTAATGTTTATCCAAGAAAAACAATAAACGGTAAAGATATGATAATAGTTGACGGTGTGCCTAAAGAAGCTGGTGATCCTGGTTTTCCATGGGAAGATGACGCTAACAACGGAATAGAACAAAACGTATGAGTGTATTAGGAAAAATATTTTCAGCGGGCGCTGGAGATTTAATAAAAAACGTAGGTGGAGTTATAGATAACCTACATACATCAGCTGAAGAAAAAGCAGAAGCTGAAGCAAAAATAAAAAATTTGATAATGGGTTACGAAGCTGAGATGCAAAAGCAAGTAACAGAAAGATGGAAGTTGGATATGAACTCTGATTCGTGGTTAAGCAAAAACATAAGACCATTAGTGTTAGTGTTTTTAGTAATAAGCACAGTGTTATTGGTATTTATAGATGCTGGCTTTATAAATTTTGATGTAAAAGACTCATATGTAGATCTTTTACAATTAGTATTAATAACCGTGATCGGTGCTTATTTTGGCGGTAGATCACTAGAAAAAGTAAAAAAATAAAATTATGGCAATTAATCAATTTGGCTCAGGTAATGAGCTTTTTATGCACGGCTCAACATTTTTATCTGGTGATGGTGCTCAGTTAGATTTAACTGGTGCTACAGCTAAATATTATGTGTGCGCAATAACTATAACAGCAGGCGCAACATTTGAAATATTAGAAACACTAGATGGTGGTGAAAGACTAGGTTTAGGAGACACACATTTTGCTTCTACAGACACAGCTACAAACCAAACTTTAGATACAGACTGGGGTGCGGTAACAGATGATAGTAATAACGATGCTCAATTAATAACTAGTAGTGACACTATTGCTGCTGGGGTTACTATATTTGGTATGTATGACAAAGTAGAATTAAACGGTGGTGCTTGTATATGTCACGTAGCTCCAAGACCTGACTACTTTAAAAATCGTAGAGCAACAGCAATATAAATAAATAATTAACTTAAATTAAATAAAATGGCAAAAACAAAAAATAAAAAAGAAGATATAATAGACTTAAAACCTGAAAAAGTAACAGAAGAACAATTAAACAATGTTCAAAATGTTATAAACGAAATTAACAGGTGCCAAATAGAAATTGGTGCGAACGAAACTAAAAAGCATAACCTATTGCATCATATAACTATATTGCAAGAAAAAATAGGTGATATGCAAAAAGAGTTTGAAAAAGAGTACGGTACTGCAGATATAAACATTAAAGACGGTACTATAAATTACGCGAAAGAAAATGGCGAAGTTAATAAGAAAGATTAGTATAGGTAAAGACTACAAGAACGATGCTATGCATTACGCTGTTGGTCAAGAAGTCTACGGAGGTCATACTATTTGTGATATATTAGAAGAAGACGATAAATATTCTATTTATATTAAAAAAAACAAAGATGTTTTGCCTTGGAAAGACTTCAACAAAAATATGGCTGTATCTGTAGAATATAACTTAGAGTACTAATGAAAAGCGTTTACAACTATGTTGTAAAACCAAAAGGCAATAGATATAACAATATTAAAAAAGTTGGTAATAAAGATTTAATACTTAACACTGAAATATTTAATCATCAGTATATTAATCGTGAAGCAGAAGTTATATCTACTCCTTTAATTGGTAATAGTAATATAAAACCTAGTTACACCGTTATAGTACATCACAATGTTTTTCGTAGATGGCATAATGTAAAAGGTATTGAAAAAAATAGTAAAAACTATTTTAACGAAAACACTTATATTATATCAGAAGAACAAATATTTGCATATTACGATAAACACTGGAAACCAACACCTGGTTATTGTTTTGTAAAACCAATAAAAAACTTTGAAAAGTTTAACGTTGATCAAGAGCAACCTTTAATGGGTATTATAGAATATGCTGATAAAGGTTTTAAAAAAGGTGACTTAGTTGGTTTTACGCCTAATAGTGAATATGAATTTATAATGGAGGGAAAAAAGTTATATAGAGTATACACTAAATTTATTACAATTAAATATGAATATCAAGGAAACGAAAAAACTTATAATCCAAGCTGGGCACAAAGCAGTTGAAGAACTTATCAATGTAGCTAGAGAAAAGATTATTACTAATACAGAAGATGACGTTTCTGCTGATAGACTAAAAAATGCTGCAGCTACTAAAAAACTAGCTATATTTGACGCATTTGAAATACTTAACAGAATCCAAGAAGAAGAAAACTTGCTTGAGGGCAAAACACCTGAAGAGACAAAGAAAAAAGTCTTTAAAGGATTCGCAGAAGGTAGATCTAAGTAATGTACGAGCAAAATTTAGTTAAAACAATAGAACCTATTAAACGCACGACCATACGTCGTCTTAACAAATCTAAAAAATGGAAATATGGATACAATAAAGAAAACGATATCGTTGTTATATCAAAAACTGGTAGAATTGGGGAGATACTTGAAATACAAGGGTTGCGCATTGCTTTGCCAATGGAACCAGTGCACGTGCACCCCAATAAAGAAAACAAGTGGCAAAAAATAGAATATCCAAAAGAACTAAGTAGATTAAAAAATATATTTGATTGGAGATCATATCCTGAAGATCAAAAAGAAAAGTGGTATGATTATATAGACGAGGAGTTTAAGCGTAGAGACGAAGGTTTTTGGTTTATAAATAATGGTAAACCAACATACATAACAGGCACACACTACATGTATTTACAATGGAGTAAAATAGATGTAGGTGCGCCAGATTTTAGAGAGGCTAATAGATTATTTTATATATTCTGGGAAGCTTGTAAGGCTGACAAAAGATGTTATGGTATGTGTTATCTAAAAAACAGAAGATCAGGTTTTTCGTTTATGTCATCTGCAGAAACAGTTAATTTAGCCACTATATCGAGTGATAGTAGATATGGGATATTATCTAAAACAGGTGCTGATGCTAAAAAAATGTTTACAGATAAAGTAGTACCTATTAGTATCAACTACCCGTTTTTCTTTAAACCAATACAAGATGGTATGGACAGGCCAAAATCAGAGCTTGCGTACAGAGTACCAGCTAGTAAGTTTACTAGAAAAAAGATTACAGCTAACGAGCAACTAGAAGATATACAAGGACTAGACACAACTATTGATTGGAAAAACACAGGAGATAACAGTTATGATGGTGAAAAGCTAGCGCTACTTGTGCACGATGAAAGTGGTAAATGGGAAAGGCCTGATAACATATTAAATAACTGGAGAGTAACAAAAACTTGTTTACGATTAGGTAGTAGAATTATAGGTAAGTGCATGATGGGTAGTACTTCAAATGCGCTTGATAAAGGTGGAGATAACTTTAAAAAATTATATAATGCATCAGATGTCACTAAGCGAAATAGAAATGGTCAGACAAAATCTGGTTTATATTCTTTGTTTATCCCAATGGAATGGAACTACGAAGGATTTATTGACGAGTACGGAGTTCCAGTATTCTCTACTCCTAACGTCGACATGTTTGCCCCAGATGGTGAACTAATAGATATAGGTGTAGTAGATAATTGGCAAAACGAAGTAGATGGTTTAAAAGATGATCAAGACGCTTTAAATGAATTTTACAGACAATTTCCTAGAACTGAAGAGCATGCGTTTAGAGATGAAACAAAAAACAGTATATTTAATTTAACAAAAATATACGAGCAAATAGATTACAACGAAGAGATGTCTAGAACACTTGGTATTACAACTGGTAATTTTCAGTGGGTAA